AGCGAGCGATATTGTTGATAACAAAGAGTTTTGGGTGAAAGTCTTTAAGGAAACTGACTTCTCGAAGTATATTGAAAAGACCTACAAGATTGCCATGGGCGCAATAATGGAGAGTGATGATGCCGATGAAGCAGATTAGTAATTACTACAATGGTGATGGTTCTCGCGGAGCAGTTGTAAAAGAAGATGGCGAAAGTTTTTTCATTGACTTTTATGTGAATAACGAGTATTATCATACTATAGAGTATTCCAACAAATCGATAAAATATGTTGAGGATGCTGCAGAAAATTATGTTCACGGTATTTTTCACAATATAAAGGATTATGATGTCGTTAGAGATTAACACGATCTTTGCCAATCTGTTATTCAATGAACCTTATGCTCGTAAAGTTATTCCATTTTTAAAAGAAGATTATTTTTCAAACCAAGCCGATAAAACGCTGTTCAATCTTATCAGCAACTATGTTCACAAGTATAATTCATTCCCATCAAAAGAAGCATTGGCTATTGACCTTACCAATAAAAATGGTATAGGCGAAACCACGTTCAAAGAAGTTTCCGAAAGTATAAAGAAACTCGAGATAGACGAAGGAACAAAACTTGAGTGGTTACTCGACACGACTGAAAAGTTTTGTCAAGAGAAAGCAATTTATAATGCCATTATGGATTCTATACGAATACTTGATGATAAAAGCACGACTGAAGGTAAAGGTAGTATTCCTAAAATACTTTCTGATGCGTTGGGCGTGTCGTTTGATCCTCATATTGGACATGACTTTATCAGTGATGCAGAAAGTCGCTTTGAGTTTTATCATAAGAAAGAAGTAAGACTTCCGTTCGATCTAGATTACTTTAATAAGATTACTGGTGGGGGATTGCCAAAGAAAACACTTAACATTTGTTTGGCTGGTACTGGTGTTGGTAAGTCATTGTTTATGTGTCATCTAGCCGCATCGCATATGTTGCAGGGATATAATGCCCTTTACATAACTCTTGAAATGGCAGAGGAAAGAATAGCAGAACGTATCGACGCTAATTTGTTGGATACACCTATTGACCAGCTTGCTATTTTACCAAAAGACGTTTATGATAAGAAAATAGAGCGAGTGAAAAATAAAACAACAGGTAAGTTAATCATTAAAGAATATCCTACTGCTTCTGCTGGTTCTGCTAACTTTCGTCATCTAATCAACGAATTGAAGATCAAAAGAAACTTTGTACCAGATGTTATCTTTATTGATTATCTAAACATTTGTGCGTCATCAAGGATACGACATGGAGCCAACGTCAATTCTTATACCCTTGTCAAAGCAATCGCAGAAGAGCTTCGAGGGCTCGCAGTGGAATTCAATGTACCTATCATCTCTGCGACTCAAACAACTAGAAGCGGATATTCGAACAGCGACTTGGGGTTGGAAGATACGTCAGAGTCCTTTGGACTCCCAGCCACAGCTGATTTTATGTTTGGAATACAAACCTCCGAGGAATTGGAAGCACTCGGTCAAATCATGGTTAAGCAACTCAAGAATCGCTATAATGATCCAGGGTTTCATCGTAGGTTTGTTATTGGCATTGATCGTAGTAAAATGCGGTTATATGATGTAGAGCAAGTAGCACAGGATTTAAATGATGATAAACCTATAATGGATAGAACAAAGTTTGGTGAAGAAGATAGTGAGCGTAGTAAACCAAAGCGTAAGTTTGATAAGAGTATGTTTGAAGGGTTCAAATAGGAGTATATGATGGAAAAAGTAGATAGACGAGGGTTCTTTAAATTTATACCAGCTGGAGCTGCTGTTGCGGCTGGTGCTGCTGCAATTGCTACAGAGGTAGCGGCAGCTGTTCCTAAACAAGAAGAAAACTCAGGAATGATTATGAAGCAAACTAATGATGGTCCAAAGTGGGTTAACTCTCCTGGATATAATGAAGAGGTGAAAAATGTCAGACGCTAATTCAGCTTTTTATCACTCGATCAGTGCAAACTCCGCACTTGGTCATATTACGTATAACTCATCTCATACTAATGAAGCTACTCTCAATACCGAATCACTTAAAGTTGGCAGCGTTACTATTAAAGTTGGCGGTGATGGTAAGCTGTGGGTACAAGAGAATGGTGAATGGCGTCGTATGGTATCTGAAGCACCAGCGGATAAACCAGCATGAGCAGTTCATTAATCGGCGATATCAGAGCAGTAAACAAGTGGGAATATATCGAACCAAAATGGGATGGTGTAACACTACCACGACCAAAGAAAGAACTTGTTTGTACTCAGTTTGAGCTTCAGGTTCGTAGAGTTGTTGTTACCGAACAGGGAATACCAGCTCTATCAGATTGGACTCCAATTGAAGTAGTTGAACGTTTATCAACAGAAAGTGACTCGAATGAATTACAAAGTAAAGCAGACTAAGAATACTTTCGAGGTCATCGAGACTAAAACTGAACATATCATGGGTGTGTTCAGTCAACAATCAGAAGCCAAAAAGGTACTCAGACATCTTAACTTGGGCGGTGGTTTTGATGGTTTTACACCAACTTTTTTTGTAAAAAACACCAAAAAAATGTATCGAGTTGTATAAATAATACCAGAAATGAATGTGTATTGCGTCTGCAGCGCAAAGAGGCTCGTAGCTATAAGGAATGACTTATACGTATAGGAATAGTCGAGAGTAATGGTGGGGTTCCACTCGACCGCATTCGTTTAGGGAGGTAGGGAGACAGCATCAAAAGCTGTCTCCCTTTTTCGTTTGTGATAAATAATAAAAAAGGAGTTTTTTTTGGCTGGCGCTTCTTCTGAACGACAAGAAACAGGTGTTATTAACGCTATTAAGCGTTCCGTTAAAACTAACGGAGGCTCACCTATAACTGTAGTTGGTGCTAATGGCAAGAAAATAACCAATGTAATATCAGCCGCAAAATATACTGAAAGATCAAGTTCTGGTTCTGAACCATATACAGACGTTGTAATTACTACAAGCAGTAAAAAGTACAATGTATCGAATAAAGGCGAAACAGCACCATCACTTGCTGGTGGTGGTTTAGCTGGTATAGAAACGATACTTCCAGGATTAGTAAAGGCATTTTTAACTTCTGGTGTGAAAGAGTATGTAAAGAAAAAATATAAAACTGGTGATAAAGTTCCAGAATTGTTTGGTAAAATAAATGCTGATGATGTTAAACTTTTACTAAAAGGTAATAAAAAAGTTGGTGGTCCAATTGATTTTATGTACATTGGACCAATGGACGTAGAGTTTACATATAAAAATGGTATTTGCACATTAAACGGTAATTTCTACACAATAGATGAATACTTTAAAAAAGTCGGTGGTACTTTATACATAAGAGCGAGAAAAAGAAGAGAAGATCAACCATTTACTCGTGACGAAGTTGATAGTCAAGGATTACCTTTAATATATGGTAAGTCACTTACTAAATCAGATAGAGGTAGAAGAATTGTTGTTGCTGACAAAGTACCATCAACTGCTATTTCATTTACAATTCCTAAGATTGGAAAATAATATATGAACAATTTTTCAAACTTCCTTATTGAATCGCTTGATGTTGATAAACTCAAACATCTTGAACACGCTGAGGATCATATCATTCACGGCGGACAAGAAGGTTTTGAACATACATCAAATGTTCTTGCTGACGTTTTATCCTTTCTTGAGGGTAAACCAAGAAAGAACTTTAATCAAACAACAAAGATTACAACTAAGTGGGATGGAGCACCATCCATTGTTTTTGGTGTTAATCCAGAAAATGGTAAGTTCTTTGTTGCTACTAAGTCAGCGTTTAATGTTAATCCAAAGATAAACTACACAGATGAAGATATTGAACGTAATCATGGTCATGCGCCTGGACTGGTTGAGAAGTTAAAAGCTGCTCTCGAAGAACTACCAAAGATTATGCCTAAAGGTGGTGGTGTATATCAAGGCGACTTGATGTATACTAAGCCAGATTTGCAAGACAAAGATAAAGATTATAGCTTTACACCAAACACAATTACCTATTCTACTGATAAGAACTCTGCTCAGGGACGTAAGATATCTGCATCCAATTTAGGTATTGTTGTTCATACAAAATACACCGGCAAGAAACTATCAGATATGAAGGCAGGCTTTGATGTTGATCAGAGTGCCTTTAAACAAGATCCTCTTGTCAATGTTATTAATCCAGAAGTTGATAATGCAAAAATATCACCTATGGAAAGAAAAGAGTTTCAGAAGAAGCTAGAGAAAGCTGCTGAGATTCGTGCATCAATGGAAGATGATATTTTTAATGTGTTGGATGGTCATGATATATTGATGAAAACATACATCAATAGCTGTATTAGAAATCCAAAGAATCCTACTCCAACAGCAGCTGGCTATCGTCGTTTTCTATTAGAAAAGATGACTAAAGAAGTTGCTAGTAAAAAGTCGCCAGCAGGACAACAAAAGATACATGACAAATATGATACAGTAATTCAACATCTTGAATCACACAAAGATCAATTTGAGAATATATTTAAACTTCACAAAGCTATTCAACAAGCCAAAGATGTTCTTGTTCGTTCTTTATCAAAAGTAGATACAGGATTTAAAACAACTATTGGCGGCAAAGAAGTTAAGCCAGAAGGTTTTGTTGCTACTCGTGGTGGACGTCCAACTAAACTTGTTGACAGAGCAGAGTTTTCTGCTTCTAATTTTGCTCAAGGAGCATTTAGAAACGCTGAACCAGAGCCTGTTACTGAAAAACCAAAATCAAAAGTATTTACATTTGGTCGTATGAATCCTCCAACTATTGGACACAAAAAGTTATCTGATAGAGTTCAAGAGATAGCTAATGAAGAAGGTGCTGAACATGAGATTGTTCTGTCACGTTCACAAGATGAAGAAAAGAATCCACTATCTCCAGAGCAAAAGGAAAAGCACGCTAAAGTTGTATTGGGTAATACAGCAAAAGTTAGAGTAGCTGATAAGTCAGAACCTACACTAATACATCAGGCAAAACGCTACGAAAAAGAAGGTGTTAAACATCTTATTCTTGTTGTTGGATCTGATCGTGTTGAGGAAATGAAGAAACTTCTCGACAAATACAATGGCAGTGAATTCAAATTTGATAAGATTGACGTTGTATCAGCAGGCGATCGTGATCCAGACGCTGAAGGCGTTGAGGGTATGTCAGCAAGTAAAATGCGTGAACACGCAGGCAAAAGACGCTTTAATGATTTTGCTCAAGGATTGCCTAAACACGTTACACCAGCACAAGCTATGGAAATGTATAACGATGTTCGTAAGGGTATGGAAGTTAAAATTGATGCTAATACATCAGGCATTTCATTAGCCAGATACGCAAAGAGAAAAGATGCTGTTGGCGTAAAAGCTCGTAATGAGCAAAAACGTCGATTGATGGCTAAGGAAGCAGCTAAAAGATCTAAAGGTAAAAAACCAGCAGTTCCTGTTGTAAAGCCTGTAGTAAAACCTGTTGCACCCTCATTAGTCCAAAAGATAGTTGCAAAGAAAGTAGCATCTAATGGATGAGAAAAAACTTCTTGAAACTTTAGCTAAAGCGCTTGGTACAGAAAATGTTCTTACTGAGATAGAAGCAAGAAAAGAAAAAGAAAAGAAAATGCTTGACTCTATGGCAAAGTCTATGGGTGTCGTGCATGTTCTTGAAGAAGTAAACCATGAAGAAGAATTGTTAAAGGAAAAAAAGAAAAAAGAAAAAGAGCTTCTTGATAAGCTCAATGAAACCTTTACAAACTTTACTAAAGATAATGAAGAACATATAGAACTAATTGAACAAGAAATACAAGAAATTATTCCACAAATCGAACCAGAAGTTATTATTGAAACTGCTGGTCGCCAACCAGAACCAGAGCTACCAAAGAAAGACATTATAAATCGTTCGGTTGAATTATTATCTAAACCAAATCAACAAGATGGTGATATACAAAAGGTTGCTGACAAATTACCGCCTGGCGTTCAAAAAGAATTAGACATAATTAAAAAGTCGATTGCTGACTTTCATCGCTTTGCTCAAAGACACTCACAGATGGGTGGCGGCGGCGAAGTCAGACTTGCTCGCCTTGATGATGTCAATGCATCAACTATATCTGATGGATTATATTTAAGGTATGATGCTTCCACTAAAATGTTTGTATTTGATGATCCAATAGGTTCAGAACCAGGAGAAGTACAATCTGATTGGAATGAAGCTAATACTTATGCAATTGATTATATCAAGAACAAACCATTAATTGTTATGGACGCTAATGGTAATATTTCTGCAGCTGCTAATTTCGTTTCAAATAATAATTTCTCATTAGGAACATACCTTCAGCCTTGGGCGAACGTGTTTGTCGGTCCTTCTAGTTTGACGGTTACCCCAAATAGCCCTAATGGCACTCCTATTATTCTTCAAAATAATAATGATATTCTTGCTGTTACTGGCGGCGGATTTGCCGTTTATGATCCCACAGATACATTTTATTCCATGCAAGTTGATGCTACTGTTGGACAAACGCTCTTACACGCACCCAACCCTGTTGCTGGTAGTTCGGTTCTTAGTGTTAGTGCTAACCCTAGTTCCAATAGTTATCCTCTTGCATATGCGTCAATAGGCGGTGTGGGGCATTTCACTGGTCCAGTTAGTGGACCAACTAACTTTGTTCTTGATAACTTTGATAACAGTGGAGTATTTGGTCTTAGTAGTGCTTTAACTTTTCGACGTTTCCACGGCACACCAGATAGCCCCACCGCAGTTTTATCTGGTGATCAGATAGGTATTGTAGCAGGTGTTGGTTACAATGGCAATAATGTGAATGCCGCTGAGTCTGTGAATATGCGATTTGTAGCCACAGAGAATTGGACCACATCAAACTTAGGTAGCAAGATAGAATTTTGGACCATTCCCACTGGCACAGCAACTTTTACAGAAACTGTTGACATTGTTGGCGATGCTGGTCAACCTGGTTTGAAATTCATACAGTCAAATTCTGGTATCACATTTACTGATGGATCTTTCCAGAACACTGCAGCAGCAGCCCAAAGTATAACATTTTGGACACCAACACTTACTTTTTCAACTCCTCCTTCTGGGCATCCACATCTAACTACACAAGATTTAACTGGTTGGGCGATCAAAAAAGGACAATTGGTAACTGCATTTTTTACCATCAATCAAATGAACCTTATTGGAACTGGTACTGTTTCTTTGAGTGGATTACCTTTTTTAAGTGCAAATTGGTTAGAAAGTACGGGTGCTGCCGCAAATAATGTAGGTTCGTTGACGGTGACTGGACATAATCTGGCTAATGTTGGAATTATTACTGGAACACTTGCTGCTAATAGTACAACAATACCTCTTTATGGAACATTTGGTAGTACATTCAGACAAGTTCAACAAACAGATTGGGATGGTGTAAGTCCATATACATTAATTGGTTCAGTTACATATATTTCAAATACTTAGAGTTTAATATATTTAATTCAGAGTTTTTAATTTTATAAATAACAAGTCAGCAGAAAGCTACGGCAGTCCTGCAAGTTCTTTGGTCAGCCCACGGGAAACCCAAAATGCAAAATGAAGATACCAGTCTCCAATCTAGTCCTCAGCTAGCACTTCGCGAACAGAGCGGGGTTGTCGTAGCACTGTCTGGCAAACAAATACTTTCTCTTTACAAGAAATCCGAACAATCAGGCATTCCATTCGATACACTAAAGGAAGTGTATGAGAGAGGATACAAAGCAGATCTGTCTGAACAAGTAGCGTTCGACAGAGTTAACTCATTTATAGCTGGTGGAGCAGCAGCAGTAATGGATAAAGATTTAATTGAAAAACGTGGTCTTTGGGACAACATTCACGCCAAACGCGAACGTATTAAACATGGCTCTGGTGAGCACATGCGTAAACCTGGATCCAAAGGCGCACCAACTGCAGCCGCATTAAAAGCATCACAAACAAAAGAAGAATATACAGGCGCCGAGTCAACATCATCTAATATGGAAGATCCAGCAAGTCGTTTTGTTGGCACCACACAATTAACTAATACATTTAAATCAATGACACCTGGCTATGAATCAAAAGCTAACACAGTAAAACGTGTCGTTAAAGAACTAAATGTTCGTGATGCTGTTGGTAAATTACATCACATCAATAAAGTAGCTATTCGTATGGCTAATGGTAAAATAGAAATGAAAGATCCGGGTAAGAGCGGAAGCTCAGGCGGCGGCGGTAAATGATTAGATTTAAAGACTTTATAGTTGAAAGTAAGAAAGGAACATTACACGTTGTCGACATTGACGACACGTTGTTTCACACTACAGCTAAGATT